TTGCTGACCCACTACACGGTTTAAACGATCCTAACTTTAGTGGGTTGTTAGTACGACATACTACAGAAGAACTAAGGGAACTTATACAGAAATCTCAGGAGTTATACCCTCGTGCTATTCCCGGCATTAAGTGGTCTGAACGTAAGTCTCAGTGGACATCACCTAGAGGTGGTAGACTCTGGATGTCATATCTGGATAAGGATATGGACGTTACGAGGTATCAGGGTCAGGCGTTTAACTGGATTGGGTTCGATGAACTTACTCAATGGCCTTCACCTTTCGCTTGGGATTATATGAGGAGTCGCTTGAGATCTGCAAGTTCGATGGAACTAGGTCTTTATATGAGAGCGACTACTAACCCCGGTGGTAGCGGTCACTCTTGGGTTAAAAAGATGTTTATTGACCCAGCGCCTTACAATAAACCTTTCTGGGCTACTAATATTGAGACAGGCGAAGAGATTAAATATCCAGCGGGTCACTCCAAGGCTGGACAGTCTTTGTTTAAGCGTAGGTTCATACCTGCTAGTCTGTTTGATAACCCTTACTTAGCAGAGAGTGGTGACTACGAGGCAATGCTTCTGTCGCTACCAGAGCATCAACGTAAGCAATTACTAGAAGGAAACTGGGATGTTAACGAAGGTGCAGCCTTTCCTGAGTGGAACAGAGCCATACACATCGTTGAGCCTTTTAAAATTCCCTCAAATTGGACTAAGTTTAGAGCTTGCGACTACGGTTACGGAAGTTACACAGGCGTTGTCTGGATTGCTGTATCACCCTCTGAACAGCTTGTTGTCTACAGAGAGCTATATTGTTCTAAGGTTACAGCTACTGATCTAGCAGATATGGTACTGGAAGCAGAGGCAGAAGATGGTACAATTAGATATGGTGTTCTGGATAGTTCTCTATGGCACAAGCGTGGTGATACTGGCCCGTCACTGGCTGAACAAATGAATATGAAGGGTTGCCGATGGCGTCCTTCTGATAGGTCTAGAGGATCTCGTGTAGCAGGTAAGAACGAGATGCATAGAAGGTTACAGGTAGATGAGTATACAGAAGAGCCTCGTATGGTTTTCTTCTCTACTTGCACTAACACTGTAGCCCAACTACCTTCAATACCTCTTGATAAGAGAAACCCAGAGGATGTTGATACAAATGCAGAAGATCACTTGTATGACGCTCTAAGGTATGGTATAATGACAAGACCTAGAAGTTCTATATGGGATTACAACCCTGCAACTCAACGATCAGGGTTTCAAGCCTCTGACCCTAGCTTTGGATATTGAATATGGCAGAACAAGACGAACTTATGTTTGAAACAGATGAAGTTACAGCGGCAGAGGATGCAGAAGATAGCATCTTTGAGTCTGTATCAAGCGTTGTATCTTTTGTAAATGAGCGATTTAAACGTGCAGAGGATTCTCGTAGTGGTGATGAGGATCGTTGGCTACGTGCTTACAGAAACTATCGCGGTATTTATGGAACGGATGTTCAGTTCACTGACACTGAAAAGTCTCGTATATTTGTAAAGGTTACTAAAACAAAAACTCTCGCAGCCTACGGACAGATTGTTGATGTGTTGTTTGGTAACAATAAGTTTCCACTAACTATAGACCCCTCTGTTTTACCAGATGGTGTAGCTGAGTCAGTTCACATAAACATAGACCCTAACGCAGCACAGGCTGGAGAGGCTTTAACAGCGGTTACTAGAGATGATGCCCCAAAGCCTTATCTTATTGGCCCAGACACAGAACTACTTCCGGGTGAAACTATTGTAGACTTACAGAAACGTCTTGGCCCATTGACTGAGAAGCTTGCACCCGTAAGTGAGAAAGTTGTAGAGGGAGAGGGAACTACATCTACTACAGTAACATTTCATCCCGCTATGGTTGCTGCTAAGAAGATGGAAAAGAAGATCCACGATCAGCTTGTAGAGTCAGGTGCTAATAAACATCTGCGCAGTATGGCTTTTGAAATGGCTCTTCTAGGCACTGGTGTTATGAAAGGCCCGTTTGCTGTAGATAAAGAGTACCCTAATTGGAACGAAGAGGGTGAGTATGACCCACTAGTAAAGACTGTGCCATCTACAAGTCACGTTAGTGTGTGGAACTTTTACCCTGACCCAGAAGCTACATCTATGGATGATGCAGAGTACGTTGTAGAGCGTCACAAGATGTCTCGCACTGAATTACGTAGTTTAAAACACCGTCCTTACTTTATGAGTGATGCTGTAGAGCTTGCCGTAGATAAAGGCCCAGACTACGATATGAAGTACTGGGAACAAACTATGGAAGACAGTGACACTGAGGCTTCTACAGAGCGCTGGGAAGTACTAGAGTTCTGGGGTTTTGTCGATACAGACCTACTTCAAGAGAATGGTGTATCTATTCCTAGTGAGTACAAGAACTTAGAAGAGCTTAACTGTAACATCTGGGTTTGTAATGGTGAAGTTCTTCGCTTTGTGCTTAATCCTTTTAAGCCATCAACTATACCTTATTATGCAACACCATACGAACATAACCCTTACTCATTCTTTGGGGTAGGTATTGCGGAAAATATGGATGATACGCAAACTCTTATGAATGGGTTTATGCGTATGGCTATTGACAATGCTGCATTATCTGGTAATCTAATCATAGAAGTTGACGAAACTAATTTAGTTCCGGGGCAGGACTTAAGTGTGTATCCCGGGAAAGTGTTTCGAAGACAGGGGGGCGCTCCGGGGCAAGGCATTTTTGGGACCAAATTTCCCAATGTAGCTCAAGAAAATATGCAACTATTTGATAAGGCTAGAGTTTTAGCAGATGAAAGCACAGGTTTCCCAAGCTTTGCACACGGTCAGACTGGTGTTAGTGGAGTGGGGCGAACTGCTTCTGGCATCTCTATGCTTATGTCTGCAGCTAATGGCAGTATACGAAATGTTGTTAAAAACGTGGATGATTACCTTATACGTCCACTAGGCAAATCTTTCTTTGCATTTAATATGCAGTTTGACTTTGACTCAGACATTCGTGGTGATCTAGAGGTACGCGCATCAGGTACAGAAAGCTTAATGGCTAATGAGGTACGCTCACAGCGTCTGATGCAGTTCTTACAGGTAGCGCAGAATCCAACACTAGCACCGTTTGCTAAGATGGACTACATTATACGTGAGATTGCTAAGTCTATGGATCTTGATCCTGATAAGGTCACAAATTCTATGCAAGATGCTGCTATACAGGCTGAGATCTTAAAGACCTTCCAAGCTCCACAACAGCCCCCTACAGGGCCAGAAGGCGTTCCAGCACCACAGGGTCAGGATCCTCAAGGACAAGGCCCACAGGGAGTAGCTGATACGTCAGGTGGCGGTGGTTCACAGATGGGTATTGGTACAGCACCAGCACCGGGGGAACAAGGGTTTACTGGTAATGTCGCTTAAACAATTTGCAAACAATAAGCAAGCTATGGATGAGTTTAATGAACTTATTGATGAACTTATAGCTACACAGCACAGGACTATGGAACAGGCGGGTTCTGTACAAGAAGTCTATTCAGCGCAGGGTGCTATTAGTACGCTAAGGCGGTTAAAGCTACTTAAGGGGATAGTGAATGGTTGACTATCGTAAACGTTTATCTGATATGACTCCAGAGGAAAGAGCAGAGGTAGCTCCTTCTGCAGATAACTTTTCTAAAGTGTTTGGTGATAGGACAGAGGAACCTATGTCAGTCACCGCTGCTGATACAGCCGTAAGTTTAGCTACACCAGTAGACTCAGTAGTAGAAGTACAGAAAGAGTTACAAAAAGAAGAGCCTGATTATCTAAAGGTTGGTATGCTTGCAGGTGTTGAAGCTTTAGGAAGTATACCTGCACTTGGCCCAGTAGCAAAGAGTATGATACGTAAGGGTGCAGACTTAGTTAAACAGACTGACACTGTGATAGACGGTACTACTAATATACCACCTGTACCTAAAAAAGAGGCATCTCCCTTTGATGTAGAGTATGACTATGACCTTACTCTTAAAATGGAAAATATGATTGATGAATGGGCAAAGGGTAATGTAACCAATGCTAATTTAAGAAAAAACCTTGCTACCCTAGATATTAAACTGCCTTATAGAATTAGCCCTAAAGCAGATCCTAGTAGTCTAGATATACAAATGCCAGACGGTACTATATATAAGGGTACGGGAGATGTACCATCAAAGCCTAGACCTCTTACTTTAGATGCTACCTCTGACGCTGTAGATGATTTAGGTTTTTCCGAAAAAGATCTAGCTGATTGGAAAAAAGTAAACTACGCAAAAGATAAGTTTAGAATACCACCAGACGATGAAATGGCGGCTGCAGCTACTAATCTTCGTGAGGGAAAGATAACATCAGAAGAGTTTAGAAAACTGTCAGATGAGAGACAGCCCATTAAACCTATTACAGAGATGCCAAAGTTTCCAACAAAAGAAGAGGTTGTAAAGTCTTTACACGCTACAGACCCAAGAAAAACAAAGAAAGGTGTTTTAGGTGTAAATAAATCTATTGAAGATGGTACACTTATTTCTTCTAGACTAGATATACCTGCTTATAATAATTCAGATACTTGGGTTGTATCACTACACGATGGTTCTGTAAAAGACGGTAAAACTGTAGGTTATGGGCAGTCTGCCGTTCTTAATAATGTAAACTTCACCTCTAACCCCTTAGCAGCTTCAAAGATTGCCACAGGTTCAGCGAAAACTACTATTGCTAGAATGCAAGGTGAGTGGCAGAATATGGCCCCAGAAGAAGTCTATAAGACAGTAGAGAATCTGTTTGACGATCCTGAATGGGTACAAGTAGGTATGAATCCTTATAGAGCTTCTTACTTTTATGATAAAGCTGATGGTATGCCTGTTGTTTCGGCTGAACAAGTAATGCAAGTAGGCCCATTAGTATTTGCTAAAAGGGCAAAAAAGACAACACCTGATGACCCTCGATTTGAGTTTGAGAATAAAATTACAGGTGTTAAAGCAAATTTTGATAAAGGTGGAATGGCTATGGAAGAACAAACTCAAATGGCCTTTGCGCTGGGCGGCTCTGTAGAAGAGGTAGATCCCATATCAGGTAATGAAGTACCACCGGGATCTCTTCCAGAAGAGGTACGTGATGACATTGATGCAAGGCTTAGTGAGGGTGAGTATGTCGTACCCGCTGATGTAGTACGGTACTACGGTGTTAAGTTCTTTGAGGATCTGCGTACACAAGCTAAGTCTGGCTTTGAAGATATGGAAGCTAATGGACGTATTGGTGGTCAACCTGTACCAGAGGAAAACTCTCTACCGTTTGACGTATCTGAACTACAAGTAGAAGAAGAGCCTGTACAGATGAACGAGGGTGGTTTTCTAGACAGAGAGGCTTTAGAGGCAAAGTTTCCTGCTTCCTTTATGGGTTCTGGTAGCCCAGCGCAGGAATGGAAGACCTTTGAAAACGAAGCAGGTTTAACTATTACTATTCGTTACGTTAATGGTCAACCTATGTCACCTATTCCTGCAGGGTATACTGAGGTTGGTGCTAGGTCTGAGCAAGCTCTTGAAGTACCAAGGGGTGATGACAGTGATCCACAGTTTGGTGATCCTAGTAACGCACCAGAGCCTGTTGATTTAAGTAAACTCTCTGAAGACGAGCTTGAAAAAATAGGTGACAAGGCTGCAACTATGGGTACTCTTGAGGAAATAGTCGGTTATGGTACTGGGCCTGCTCTTACTCAAATAATGAGAATGACCAGAGAAGGTAGAGCAGCAAAGGTTAACTCTGAGGTTGCTAGTAGGTTAGCGAGTGGTAAAAATGCTGACGGTACAGATCTAACGGAAAGTCAAATAACTCAGTTAGGAAAGATTTTTGATAAAACTGCAGACACAGAAGATACAGGTTCTAGGTTCTTTGGTGGTCAGAGGACTTTAACTGAGGGTTTACAAGATACTTCTGGAGATAAACAAGTTGGTTTTGCTGACACATTCTTAGGTGATTTGCTTGGGTTTGATGGAACTCCCGGTATACAAGCTACCGATAAAGACGGTAATAAATTAGGTTTAGATGCATCTATTGCTGGTAAACGAAGAAAACCTGTTGTAAAACCTGCAGTAGGTAGTGGTAGTAATAATGATGGTGGTAGTGACGATAATTACAGTGCTGCAGATCAGATGAAGGATCGGTTAGATAGAATGGCTAAAGCTGAAGGACAATCAGAAGGTTTTTCAGGTAGTACGACTAGCGGTGCTGTTTACGCAGGAGGTAATAGATCTGAAGGTGGACTGATGCTTAAGAAAAGCAAGAAGAAAAATAAAAAATAATAAGGCTACCCGGCAGTAATGCTGGCCCCAACATAAAGGAAGTACAATATGTCTATGACAGAACAAACTATTATTAAAGCTGACAGTTATGCACACGAGCGTAATAGAGAGCTTCTTGAAAAAGAGCAACGTGAATTAGATGCACTGTTAAAAGGTGAACAGGGCGATGAAGAAGCAAAAGATAATCAGGAACCCGATAGCGAAAGCGTTGAGGACACCCAAGTTTCAGATGAGAGTAATACGGAACAAAAAGAAAC